GTTGAGGAATAAATGAATAGACGTTGATTATAAACAAATTAGGCGGTAAGTCTTGATAATAAAGGCTTTACCGCCTAATTTAGTTTTGGGAGGTCGGAGCATTTAGATACACTAATTGAGTCCAAATGCGCCAATTTGTTTACACCGAGTTTACAAGTTTCAGAAGGGTGTTTACACCTGTTTACACCTGTTTACAACAAAATGCGTATGGCAACATTCAAAGTATGCGTAAGGAAGCAGCGCAATGATGGCTTCTACCCAGTCTATATCCGAGTAACTCACAACAGGGCTATCGGCTACATAAAGACTGGCAAACTTGTTAATGATGCAGGGCTAAGGCAAGGCGAGGTGACAGACCCCTATGTGATGAAGTTCTGCTCAAACCGTATTGTGGCATACGTCGAGAGGCTGAATAAAGTCTGGGCAGACCATTGGACGCTGAAAGACGTGCTGGAGTATATTCAGCAGGAAGACGAGGACATCTGCTTCTCTGACTATGCACGACTGCACCATGACCGCATGATAAACAATGGGCAGGTGCGTAATGCCCGAAACTACGAACTGGCATACCAACACCTCGAAAGGTATGCAGGCACCACGAAGGTGATGTTCTCTCACATGACATCTGCATTTGTGAACGCATGGATTGCTACGCTCACGAAGACACACAGGGCGAAGGAAATGTATCCTGTTTGCATCCGTCAGATATTTAGAGCTGCCATCAAGGAGTATAACGATTATGACACAGGCATTATTCGCATCAAGACAAATCCGTGGATGAAGGTGAAGATACCATCTGCTGACAGACCAGAGCATATCGCTATAACACCGCAGGCGTGCCGTGCCTTCTTCTCTGCCCCTCTGCCCGAGAGCCGTTACAAGTCGCCATTACCAGAGCTGGGAAGAGACGTTGCAATGATGATACTCTGTTTAGGCGGCATCAACACCGTTGACCTCTACAACTTGCAGAAGAAAGACTACTATGACGGCATCATCCACTACAAGAGAGCTAAGACCAGGGGAAGCCGACGAGACGAGGCATACATGGAAATGCGTGTGCCGCCAATTCTCCTGCCTCTCGTAGACAAGTATCTTGCGGATGGTGACGACCCATGTTTGTTCAACTTCCACAATAGGCACACAACATCAGACAGCTTCGGTGCCAACGTGAACGGAGGTATCAAAGCTATCTGCAAAAGCATGGGAATGGCGAAGGAAGACTTCTATTGCGCCTATACCTTCCGTCACACTTGGGGTACCATTGCGCAGAATGACTGTGGCGCAAGCATGGCTGAGGTAGCTTTTGGCATGAACCACACAAGCGGACACACAGTTACCAGAGGCTATGTTGTGATTGACTTCACACCAGCATGGGAGTTGAACGAGAAAGTTGTGGATTATGTCTTCTTCACCGACAAGGAAAGCCACCGTCAGCACCACCACGAAGATGTTTCCTTTGAGAAGTTCAGCACCAAACAGATGATTAGGGGAACCGTTTACTTCAAGGGTAAGACGTTAGGCGAAGTGCAAGACATCGGTTTCAGTAACGTGAACGAGATAATTGCAAAGCTGGTGCCTTTCATCCCAGACGATGTGCCAATGAGAAGCATTGTGCAGTTCAAGATTGAGAATTGCGACAAGCAGCAGGTCGTCGTATATGAACGTCAGAAGGGCAAAGGTTTCTGACAACACGCAAGGGCAATGTCTGAAAACGGCATTGCCTTTTTTCTTTTCAGCCAAACCTCTCACGCACGCACACGTACGCACGTAGGAGTCGTCGTCGTCTTTTTCTTTTTCTTTTTCTTTTTCTTTTATAGGGGGTGTGGGGGAATTTTTCTTTGTCTTTTTCGTTTTCTTTTTTGAAAAAGCATTTGCTTTAAATAAAAAAGCTATTGCTTTCTTAATAAAAAGCATTTGCTTTTCAAAACAAAAGCTATTGCTTTTTGTAAAAGCCAAATTGCAATGTGGAGTTTGCAAAATAGGTATAATAAAAAAGCAAATGCTTTATAAAACAAAAGCAAATGCTTTTCAACAAAAAAGCTATTGCTTTCTGAAATAAAAGCAAATGCTTTATAAATAAAAAGCAAATGCTTTTTGCCTCGTGCGTGCGTACATTATATATGTACTAAAAGGCGAACAGCATTTGCAAGTCCAAAATAGATTTATTTAGAAGGTGGAGTATCATTCTCCTCTGACAGCTCACGCAGCTTCTGTTCGATGGTGATCTTTGTTGCCTTGTTGTTGAAGTCCACACTCGTAGACTGCATCTTCGGCAAGATGTACTGCATCATCTTCTCGGCACACTGGATGCGGTCTTTAGGTTCGAGGGCGAGGAAGTCGGCAGTCATTAGACCACTTTCTTGGTAGTCGCCCAGCATGTCGGAGAGGATTTCCTTTGTGACGGTTGTCACTTTATTTTGCGTGCCCTTTTGCCGTCCTCCCGTCTTCTTGCGTTTCACACGCTCCTTCATGTTCAGTTCTGGAGCTACTGGCAGGTCGTCGTCCTGCTCTTCTTGTACTTGTTCTTGTGCAGTAGGCACAAGTTCTTTCTCCTTCTTGGCTGTGCTTGCCTTCTTTGCAGGCGTAGCCTTTTTCGTGTTTTTTCTTGTTACCATGCGTAAATAAATAAAAGTTATTTGCAAAGGTAGTTCGTTATTTTTGCAGCAGTTATTTATTTCTTTAAACAGTAAACGATATGGGACTCATAGGAGCAGGATTAGGTGCTGCAGGAGCTATCTTCGGTGGCATCAAAGCAAGCCAAGCGATGAGGCAAGTTGTGCAAACCATCGACAAGCAACAGCGAGAGAACCAAGACTGGTACAATCGTCGTTACAACGAGGATGCTACACAACGAGCCGATGCGCAACGTGTTCTGTCAATGACAGAGGAGAGAATAAAGCAACGCAACAAGGCAGCTGCAGGACGTGCAGCCGTCATGGGCACCACCGATGAGGGCGTAGCGGCAGAGAAAGCGGCAAATGCGCAGGTGCTGGCAGACGCTACAAGCCAAGTTGCAGCCAGTTCGGAAGCCAAGAGGGATGCTATTGAACAGCAATACCAAGCTCGCAAGAATGAGCTTGATGCACAGAAGATGCAGTTGCGTCAGCAGCAGGCACAAGCCATCAGTCAAGCAACGCAAGGCGTTACCAGTGTTGCAGGTGACATGGACTTCGGAACTATCAAGTATGGCAAAAACAAGGATAAGGAGTTAAATCTGTAACGATATGGCAAGTACGAAAGAACAAATACTGGGTACTCCTAAAGAGAACACCCAAAGCACGGTGCCCGAGGTAACCGCACCTCCAACTAAGACACCAGTGCCTAATGGCGGTACAGCTCCCACTGGCAATGATGGTAACGAGACGCAAGTCAATGACGGTAGTGCCGTTGTTGGTGCTCCTGCTACTGTCCCTGGTGGTGCTATTACTCCACCTCCTCCACCTTCTTCACCTGCCAACGCCAACGACGGCACGGCAGGTTCCGCTGTCCCTACATTTGATTGGAATACTGGCACCATGAAAGGAAATGAGCAGCAGCCTATCACGGTTCCTTATGAGCCTGGTAAGGAGCCGAAGGATGCAGTGCCTGTTACCAAGAAGGCTCCATTGCCAACGGCACAGCCGACTCCTGGTGGTGCCCAACCTCCCGAGGCAGCTCAACCTGCAAAGGCTCCAGAACGTAAAATGTCATACGTTGAAATGTTTCGGCAGATGTCGCCTTACAAGCCACCAACGGCAGAGGAACTGGAGAAGGAACGCAAGAAAGAGAAGCGTGATAAGGTGTTTGCAGCCATTGGCGACGGCATAGCAGCTCTATCTAACCTCTATTTCACTACGAAAGGTGCTCCAAACGCTTTCGACCCAAGAAACAGTCTTAGTGCTAAAGCAAGGGAGCGGTGGGAGAAACTCAACAAGGAACGTGAGGAGAACGCTCGCTATTACATGCAGGAAGCAATGAAGGCACAAGCTCTTGACGATGATAGAGATGATAAGGATAGAAGCTATATGGCGAAATTGCAGAATGATTACCGCAATTATCTTCTGAAGCTGTCCGCTGACAATAGAGCTGCAGAGTTGCATGATCTTGATAAGCAACTTCGTCAAGGCAAGATAAATGAGCAGACGTATAAGGCAAAGAAGGCAGAGGTGGAAGCTAAATATGCAGATGAGACCCAAAAGAGCGTGATTGCAAAAAACAAGGCTGCTGCTAAGGCAAGTAATGCTTCTGCAAATAACTCTAATGCCCAAGCTGCAGAACATCGCAGAAATGTGAACAGTGGATATGCGTGGTATGAGAAAGATGGCACGAGACATATTGCCAAGACAAAGGATGAGGCGGTATATAATGCACGTCAGCATGGCACGTTAGATTCGGTAGAGACAATATCTACTGATACAACAGAAAGCGATGTGGTGCATAGAGGCAAGGTCGTGAAAAATCAGAAGAAGACCGTCACAACCAAGAAGCATAAGGATGTTTACTATCCTGGTATAAGGCATAAACAGAAACCGAACCCTATGCATGATGGCGGCAGAGGTGGAGGAAAGAAGAAAAACCCAATGAGTTAAAATATTATGGACGATAATAGAAAGAAACTATATGATGCCCTATCTGGTGAATATGATATGGGTACATACGACCAGTTCTGCAAGGATATACAGGACTCTGGTAAGCGAAAGCGTTTGTATGACGCTACGAGCAAGGAATACGATTACGGCACCTACGATAGTTTCAGCAGACAGCTTGGTTTTGACGAGCCTACTACTGCATCACACTCTCAGAAGCCAGCGCAGAAACCTCAGACGCCAGTACAGAAACCTCGTAAGACAGTTGGCACCCGTATGACGGAAGCTGAGAGACAGAATATGCTTAATGGTATTTCTGGCATGGTTGCGCAATCGAAAGCAGGGCTACAGCGTACCCAGAACCGTATGAATTATGCGAAGGCTAATACTGGTCTTCGTGTACCAGGCGTGACATTAGGCGTAAAGGGAGGCGGTGTGCATCTTGGACAAAACAGCAAGGTTGTAGAGACGAAACCGCAATATAACGCTGAGAGTGGCAAGGTTGAGCGTAGCTACATTACAGAGAGTGGTAATGAATACGAGGAACGTGGCGGTGCAGACTTGGAGCAGAACGCCATTGACGAGGCACGTTTCCAATCCGAACAGCAAGAGGCTTATCTTCTTCGGGAGAAGCAGCGCATTGAGCAGGAGATGAACCAACGAGGCAGGGAACTTGACGCAGAAGCCGTTGATTTCTCTTGGCGAGACATGCCACGAGGAAGTGGCGGTGCTATCCATACCTACAACTCCTCTACTGTCAATGGACGCTTTGCCGACACAAAATACAAGTCTCTGCTTGCCCAACTCAATAAGGTCAATGACGGACTCGCCACTCTTGCGGAAGCCAAGAAAGGCAAGGCAAGCGACCAATGGATTGACGACTCCTCCAACTGGGCATCGAAGAAAGGCAAGCAGTTGCTCGCTTTCGGTGCAGGTGCATGGCGTGGTTTGGCTCATGCCGTAGGCAAGGTGAGCACATGGGACATGGGCATGACTGACATGGCGACTAATGGCGCACTCTATTCGGCTGCTGTTGATGCAGACAGAAAAGGTATAGACAATATTAGCAGGGAAGACCGTGATTTGCTTGATATTACGGCTTACACCAACGCTATTCAGTCGGAGAACGAACAGTATCTTGGTCGTGGTTACAAGGCAGGACAGGTGACTGGAGATAGTCTGCCGTTTATGATTGAGATGATGCTTAATCCTGCATCAAAACTCGGTACAACTGCAACTAACAAGCTCATGCGTGAGGCTGTAAAGCGTTACGGTAAGGATGCTGTGAAGAAAGCCACGAAGAAATATCTTGCAGCCAAGATTGGTACTCGCCTTATGGGTGATGCGGTTGGTTCAATGGCTATGGCAGGCACGACTGGGCAGGGACACGTTACCGCAGACATGCTTAATCGTCTGACTGGCGATGTGCAGTTCAAGGTGGACGACAGCGGTAAGATTGTGTATGGTGGTCGTGAGGGTGCTGAGGACAGTGTGCTGAAAGCCTATATGAAGGCATTTGGTGCACAAACCATCGAGAACCATTCGGAAATGGTGGGTGAATATTTTGCACCATTCCTCGGCAAGGCAGCGTCGCTGACACGCAAGGGTATGGATAAGATTGGTTTGGGCAAGGTGAACAAACTGATTGACGACATTGGCGCAACTAATGCCGCCAAGATGTTAGGTGACTTCGAGAAGCAGACGAAATGGAACGGCACATTCGGTGAGTATGCGGAGGAAGTTGTCGGCAATATCGAAAATGCCATACTTGTTGGAGACAACACGCTTGACACGGCAAAAGGTACTGGTGTGTTTAATGCAGACCAAAATATTGATACTTTTCTTGGTGTCAGTCTTATGGGCGGTTTCTTCGCTGGTGCAAAGACACTCTCGTATCGTGGTCCGAAGCGACAGGCACTCAATGAAATGTCGGATGCAGGAAAGGTCATTGATAATGCCATTGGTGACAATGTCCCTATAATGGAGAAATGGGGAGGATGGCGTAACACGTTCCTTGTCGGAACCGACGAGGAAAAGAAAGCAGCTCTCCGTGAGGTCATGGACAATACAGATCTGCCCATTAAATTCCGTATGGGTGTGCTGAACTTTGTCAAGGCAGCACAAAAGTACGAGGGTATTGTGCGTGCGCAGGAGAGTAAGGTGAAGGATGGAGAGCAAGACCCTGTGGCACAGTCCAGTGATGAAAGTTACGACAACGGCTATGACACCACAGAACCCGAAGCCATGAATGATGCCAAGAACATGTACGACTACAAGCGTCAGCAAATGTCTGCTATGGTAACAGACGAGTTCCTTGCAGACTTCGACAACGACCCAGTAGGCACCTTGTCGCAAGTCATGGGACGTGACGACTTCTCTGAGGACGAGAAGCAGCTCGCATTGGACTATGTGAACGCCAAAGCGACCTATGACGGCATGATTGACCGTGTAAGAGACGACATAGACAGCCGCATCGAGGAAAGCAACGCTACTGTAAACAGCCGCACGAATCGCAATGACGGCATGATACACCCTGCAACATTGAAACTGGACGACCGCAAGGTGTATATCGTTGATGGCACCATCAACATGCAGGACGACGGCAGCATGGTTGATGTCATCAATAGTAGCGAGAGCATCCTCGTGCGTGATGCCGAAACTGGCAAACTGGAGTTCATGAGTCCAAGTGACTTTCTCTCAACTGACGAGTCAATAGACCCAGCCACGGAGAAGGAGGCAGCGCAGCAGGCATTGAGAGAGCAGTATGCGCAGGAGCAGTCAGACCGCATCGACGGTGTTCTTGCCTTCAATGTCGGTGACACATACGACCTTACTGACGCTCATGGTCAGCAATGGTCAGCCCAGATAATAGCCGATAATGGCGACGGTACTGTGCAGGTGGCGTGGAATGGCGACCCTAATAGTATTTCGACCGCACGCAAGGACGAGCTTCAGAGCATGAGAGATAATCACAACCTTGCCCGACTCAATGAGTATGAGCAGCAGCGTGCCGCCCAACGCCAAGAGCAACAGGCAGAAGCCGCAGAGCCTCAACGTCGTACTTATAACCTCAATGACGAGATTACCCTTCGTGATGAAGAAGGTAATCCAGTTCGTGGTTCCATTACCGCAGAGGAGAACGAGGATGGCGAGATAGAGGTTTATACTGAGCATCCTATCAACGGTAAGCAGGTTCAATTGCTCCGTCGTGATGAGCTTGACAACATGTTGTTGGAGCAGAATGGTGAAGTTGTGGAGAATGTTCCTTCTGAAGAAGATGTTAAGCCTTCCGAAGCCTCTCTAAGCCCTTCTACGCCTTTGGATGAGGATGCAGCTTCTGTTGGTAACACATCTTCTGAGGAAGGAGGTGCAACATTGGAACCTGCAAGTGCAACATCTGAAGAACAGCACACCGAAGAAAAGCAACATACCGAGCCTATGCCGATGATAGGTGAAGGTGAGGATGCAGAACCCGACTTTGCAAGTGTTACTCCTCAGAGAGCACATGAGTACATCTTCAATGAAAGTGGACTCGACGAGGAGGACGCAAAGGACTTCATGACTAATAATCTGCGAGCAGCGGAAACAGCGGTAACCAAGATAAAAAACAATAAGCCCAAGATGGGCACCAGTATAGCCAAGTTCAACAAGAACAAAGCAGAATGGCAGCAGAAGCTCGACGAAGCCAATGCCAATCTTGATTACTGGCAGCAGGTGAAGGCAGAACGCAATGCAGTTCTTGCCGAGCGTGCAAAGGCACAGCAGGAGGCTGACAAGAAGCAGACCGAGGAAGCCCAAGCAGCCGAAGCCGCTTATCGTGAGGAAATGGCAAAGAAGGAAGCCGAGCAAGCCGCACTTGGCACCAATACTGTTAGTCCTGCTATTCGTGACAAGTGGAATGCCGCTCCAAAGGTTGAAGGAGCGCAGAACGAGATTGTCCTTGCCAATGGCGAGAAGGTCGCAGGTCGTTACTACCTTGTTGAAAGTGGTGCCGCCACTCCGAGCCATAACAGCGCAAATGGCTTTGCCAAGAGCGAAGGCTTCCCAGTTGACGAGAATGGTGGCAGCGTGAACGACCGAGACTATGAGCGTGACAAGGATGCACAGCAGATCACTCGTGACATAGCTAACAAATATGATAGCCGTGCCATGCAGACTCCTGTTGTCGTGTCGCAAGATGGTGTTGTCCTCTCTGGTAATGGTCGAACAATGGCAGGAGAACTTGCAGCCGCACAAGGTACGGATGCAGAATACAACGAACATCTGGCGAAATATTCTACGCAGTATGGCTTCACGTCAGAGCAGGTGAAGGGTATGCAGCATCCTCGTGTGGTGTTTGTTCCCGATGCCGCTATGCCATACACGGCAGACACCTTCGCAAAGTTCAATCAGCAGGAAATGAAGGGTCAGAGCAAAACCGAACATTCGGTAAAGTTAGGCAAGGTAGTTGACGACGAGACCTTCAACCGCATCATTAGCCTTATCAATCGCTTTGATACTCTTGGCGACTTCTATGCCGATTTTGCAGCAAGTCGTGAAGCTATTGGCGAGCTGTTCAAGTGTGGTGCTATCAGTCGTCCGCAAATGGCAGAAATGGTGGATGGTGACGGTCTTAGTGCCATTGGCAAGGAGACATTGGAAAACATGTTGATAGGCAAGGCTTTCGAGAGCAATCCCGATGCTGTGCGTGAGGCTACCGAGTTCAAGCAGATGCGTCAGACCATTATTCAGGCACTTGCAGAGATTAGCAATAACATCAGTCTTGGCAAGGACTACTCGTTGGAGTCGGAACTTGCAGAGGCTATTGACCTTGTTTACAATGCTCGCAAGAGTGGCTTCAAGGCAGGTGACCGTGTCAGTTCGTATGCACGTCAGCAGCAGTTTGACTTCTATGGTGTGTCCTCTACCGTGGCAGACTATAAGAACGCCACCATGCTGTTGATTGCCGACATCTTGAACGACAACCGTAGCACACTCTTAAAGAAATATCTGCAACTGTATAATAAAAACGCAAAGGATGCAGCCAACGGTCAGTTGGACATCTTCAGTGGTACAGTGGCAAGCAAAGAAAGTATACTCAACGACGTAAACGAATTGTTAAACTATGGAACAGAAGAAGAACAAAAGAAAGCAGCTCAAGAAGCCGTCGAAAAGCGTAAAGCAGAGAGCGTGGCAGAAGCTGGTGTTGTCGACAATGGCAGCGAAGGAAGCAATGAAGACAACGACCGAGTAGAGGAAACTCCTGCAGAGCAGGCTCCAACTGAGGAAGAAGGAAGTAAGCCAGTAATGTCTCACGATGAGAAGATGGCGTTCATGCGCCAGTTCCTCGAAGATACAGCAGGCGATATGCGCCTTCTTGATGTTGTGACCGACGATGAGGTACAGAAACTTATCGACCTCTACGATGCATGGGAGGTGGTGAACGACGGCTTGGGCGCAGCCCATGATGCTAACGATACACTTCTCAATGATAAGAACAAAGCCATTGCACAAAAGGCGAAGGAGAACATTGAGACAGCCGAAAATGCTGCTAATGCCGCTTTTGCCCCAGTGGAGGACTACTACAATGAGTTGCTGAACACCCATAACGTCGAGGATGAAGAAAGTGATGCAGACGAAACGGAAACTCCGTCTACGGAAACACCTCTCTCTGATGCTATTTCAGCAGCAGAAGCCGAGACCGACCAGAACCCGACTGACGGACAGAAGGAGGCAGGCAACTACAAGAAGGGTCATGTGCAGGTGGGTACATTCGACATTACCATTGAGAACCCGAAAGGCAGCGTGCGTAGAGGCAAGGATGCCAACGGTAAGGAATGGGAAAGCAAGATGAACAACACCTACGGCTACTTCCGTGGTACAGAAGGTGTGGATGGTGATCACATTGACGTGTTTATCTCTAATGACATTGACGGTTGGGACGGACGCAAGGTGTTCGTCGTTGACCAGTATAACCCCGACGGCAGCTTTGACGAGCATAAGGTGATGCTTGGCTTCAACGATGTGGACGATGCAAAGAGCGACTATCTTGCCAACTATGAGAAAGGTTGGGAGAATGGTCGTAGAATTGACGTGTCTGCTGTGAACCTCGAAGACTTTGAAAAGTGGATTGCATCAAGCAAGCGCAAGACAAAGGCTTTCAGCGAGTACAAGAATGTGAAGTCAGAAAGTATTGAGTCTTCAAAGACAGAAAAGAGAAACAGTGTCTCCGACAATACGACAGACACTGTAGGAACCGCAGAAGGTGGCAAGCGGAATGACACTGCTACTCCGCAAAACACTGTTTCTGGTGGCAAAGATACGAATATTTTTGATGCGAAGCAAGAGAAAACGTATTTGACAGATGAGGAGGTTGCGGCTGTTACAGATGCGATGAAGGCTAATGCTACGGTTGCTCCTACTGTTGAAATTAACGATGCGAACTGGAAGGAGTCGGTTGATACTCCTATTGGTGCTGTAAAGATAGGAGAAAACCAAAAGGCTAAACTATTTGCCAAAGGCAGAGAGCAGCAGTATGGTATGCTCCTTGAAACACTCTCTAATCCAGATGTTGTACTTGAAGAAAAGGATAAGGAGCAGAATATGTTCCATGAACGTCCTTCTTCATATCTCTTTGTCAAGACATTCCAAAAGGAAGACGGTTCAAAGTTTGTTCACTTTGAGAGCGTGATGGTATCGCAGGAAGGAATGGAGGTTTCTATCAGTTCTCATATAATTCGTGAGAACCAGTTGAAAAATAAGTTGAAGAGTGATAGGTTGCTTTATAAAGCGACTGCACTCGATGCACCTGCCAATACATCCGCAGAGCAACCTATCGTTGGTGGCAGCCTTTCTTCTGATGGCAAAGATACAGAAAAGGATTCATCCGACCAAGAGAATGGCGTTAAATCGTTCAAAATCACACCTAAAGAGTACACAACCAAGCGTGGCAAGACGCTGTCAATGCACCTTGTGACGTTTGAGAGTGAGCTAAGTAAGGAGCAGATGAACGCTGCCAAGAAGCTTGCAAAGGATGCTAAAGGTTGGTGGAGCAAGGAAGACGGTGGCTTCTTGATGCGAGACATGGAGAGCGCACAGAAACTGGCAGATAGCGTGCTTGACGATGCTGATGCCGTTGCAGATGCGCAGCCAGTATCGTTGATAGACATGCAGGAGGCTACTGGTGCCGAGGTGAAGAAACCAAAGGATAGCGGCAACAAGTTAGTGACCGATGAACGCTATGCAGAGTTGAAGGCTCGTATGCGCAAGAAGTTGGGACAGCTCAATTCTGGTATTGATCCAGAAAGATTTGCTATCGGTACCGAAATGGCTTTATATCATATAGAGAGAGGCGCACGCAAGTTTACCGAGTATGCCAAAGCTATGATTGAGGATTTGGGTGAAGCAATTCGCCCATACCTCAAAGCCTTCTACAATGGTGCCCGAGACCTACCAGAGGTTGAAGCCAATGGTTGGAGTGAAGACCTTACCCCATACGACGAGGTTCGCACAATAGATATTGCCAACTTCGACAAGCCTTCCGTTGATGCAATGGCAACAGCAGAAATGGTAGTCAAGGAGCAGGAGGCAGAACAGCAGAAGGACGAGACCATAAAGAAGATAGCCGACGAGCGTAACGCAAATCGCACTATTGATGAGAAGTCTTTCCGTCCTGCCACAGAGGAAGACATCGAAAAGCGAGGTGTCGTTTACTACGATGGCAAACCAACACATATAGCAATGGTTATGCACAGTGGTGAGCAGATTGGTGCAGCTCAATTCAGCAAGCCTCATATTGACCGCATCTATCTGACAAATGGTAAGGAGTGCAAACTTGAAGACCTTATGGTAGAAGATGAGGTAGCAACTAAGAAGAATAAGCCTGCAAAGAAGGCAGAGAAGAAGGCGAAAGCAAAGAAGACGCAGGAGCCATCACTTTTCGGTGAAATTGCAGATACGAACGAAAACCAAAACACAGAAAGCAATGAAGAAACTAACGTACAAGCTCGCTCCTCTAAAGAAGGGGGAGACGGACAACAACGCCAGCAGGATGCGCAGATGGGAGGAAGCGCAGGGAATGAAGCTGAAAGAACTGACGGACGAGGAATGGGTGGACGTGATTCACGTAATACTGAGTCTGACGGAACAGGAAGCAAGGGATTATCTCGACCATCTGAGAGCAAGCAAGGTGTAACGCCTGCTGAGAAGAAGAACGTGAACAACAACCATGCGGAACGTGGCAAGGACTATGCTCCAAAGGGTGCAGATGCTCGTATAGATGCGAACATCAAAGCCATTGAGTTAATGCAGAAACTGATGCAGGAGGGCAAGCAAGCCACACCTGCCCAGATGAAAGTGTTGCGCCAGTTCAGCGGTTGGGGTGGTCTTGGCAAGGCATTCGTCGAGAAAGACGATTGGAGAGACAATCCTACCGCCAAGCGTTTGAAAGAGCTGCTTGGGGATGAAGCCTACGCACAAGCCGAGATGAGCCGCAATAGTGCCTACTACACTCCTGCAAGTGTCATTGATACGATGTGGGATATAGCCCGAGCTTTAGATTTCAAGGGCGGCAAGGTGCTTGAAGGTTCAGCAGGTATCGGTAACATTATTGGTGCCATGCCTACCGACATGAGCGAGCGCAGCAATATTCAAGCAGTGGAGATAGACGAGACAACTGGCAACATACTGTCATTGCTCTATCCCGATGCAAAGGTTGATGTTCAAGGCTTCGAAGCGACAAGAGTTCCTAATGGCAGCGTTGATTTAGCAATCACCAATGTGCCGTTTGTCACTGGACTCCATGTAAATGACGAGACTGGCGACAACGACCTTTCAAAGAAGTTCCGTGACATTCACGACTTCTGCATTGCCAAGAACGTGCGCAAGCTCCGTGAAGGAGGTATTGGTATCTTCATCACCTCTAACGGTACACTCGACAGCAGTCAGAAGCTCCGCAACTGGCTTGTGAACGAAGGCAATGCCGATGTTATAGGTGCCTTCCGTCTGAACAACCAGACGTTTGGCGGTACTGGTGCCACCTCTGATATCATCGTCATTCGTAAGCGAGTGAACGGCAAGAAGTCTGCTAATGCCATTGATGTAAGCACCGTGAGCGCAGAGCGTGCCGCCACCTTTGAAGACCCTAAGACCGATAAGGAACGCACCGTATCAATGGACTACAACAAGTATTTCATTGAGCATCCCGAATGTATGGCAGGTGAAATGTGCTTCGGTTTCGAGAACAAAGACTTCTACCGTCCGACGAGCAAGGCACTCTACCCAGTGAAGGGCAAGAACCAAAATGAAATGCTTGCAGCATGGATGAAGACCTTTGAGGGTATGAAGGAAGATGCAGTTAGCGAGACAACTCCTGCATCATCCGAGTCAGTGTATGAAGACCTTGGGGATGATGTGAAGGAAGGTTCACTCGTTCTTGACAAGGACGACAAGCTCTGTATTGCCCAATACGGCAAAGCCGTGCCTCTTGCAGTCAATGCCAAAAAGGTAAAGGGTACTACGAAGGCAGAATGTTTCCGTAGGTACCAGGCGATAAAGGGCGCACTTGCAGATGTACTCTCCTATCAGACCGAGAACGAGAGTGACAATGGTCTGCAGCCGTTGCTTGATAAGTTGAACGAAGCCTTTGACAGTTTCGTTAAGACCTACGGACACTTGCATAAGAACAAGAATATAGCGTTCTTGAAGAATGACGTGGACTTCCCTACAATCCTTGCATTGGAGAAATACAGCGAGGTTGGCGACAAGAACGGCAAGAAGGTTGAGAAGTATGACAAGACCGACATCTTCAGCCAGCGTGTCGTTGAGAAGGAGAAGGCTCCCGATCCAAAGAACGTGAAGGACGGCATCATTGCCAGCATCTACCAATATGGACGCATTGATGTTCCTTATATTGCCGACAAGTTAGGCAAGAGTGAGGAAGACGTGAAGAAAGAAATCATAGAGAAAGGCTTAGGCTATGAGAACCCTGCCACCATGCAGATGGAGGTGTCGTATGAATACCTAAGTGGAAACGTGCGTGAGAAGCTGAAACAAGCAGAAGAAGCCAATACCGACGGCAAGTATTCTGCCAACGTCGAAGCATTGCGCAAGGTAATTCCTATGGATATTCCTTCTCACTTGATAGAGTTCACTTTGGGTAGCTCATGGGTAGACCCAAAGTTATATACAGACTATATCAAGGAGCGCACCGACGTAGATGTTCAACTCACCAATGTAGGCGGTACATGGTTTATGAAGACCCCATACTACACCAGCTACGAGAAGAACAAGGCTATGGGCGTGCGTGGACAGGTGGTGCAGAAGCTAATACTTGGCACAGACCTTATAGAAGCAGCGTTGCAGAACAAGACTATCACCGTCAGCGAGACACATACTGTTGGCTATGGTTCCAGCAAGACAACTGAAACTATTACTGACAAGGAGGCAACACAGGCATGTTCCGCAAAGATAGACGAGATAAGAGCTGACTTCAAGGAGTGGGCACGTCAGAAGATGCAGAACGATGCCGACATGTCGGAACGCATAGAGCGCACCTACAACGAGCAGTTCAACAACTACGTTCCTCTTACCATCAGCGACGAGTTCGTTCCAGAGTATTTCGGTGGTGCCAACCATAAGTTCAAGATGCGCCCTCACCAGGCGAAGGCTATCATCCGTGGTACGATGCAGCCGTTGTTGCTTGCCCATGAGGTGGGCACTGGCAAGACGTTCACCCTCATCAGCACAGCAATGGAGATGCGCAGACTCGGCACAGCCAAGAAGCCAATGATTGTTGTTCAGAACGCTACCGTTGGTCAGTTCGTGGCAAGTGCAAAGGAGCTATACCCTAATGCAAAGGTGCTCACATTGGAAGACAAAGACCGAGACAAGGAAGGCAGAAAGAATTTCTACGCCAAAATCAAGTACAACGATTGGGATATGATTGTTGTACCCCAGTCGGTATTTGAGCGCATCCCCGATAGTGAGGAGCGTCAGATGCGTTTCATCCAAGACAAGATAGATGAGAAGATGATGGTGTTGGAGCAGATGCGTGAAGCCGACTCCGACAATGACAGAAATCCTATCATCCGTCAAGCCGAGAAGGAAATCGAGAAATGCAAGGACGAAATGGGAGCCTTAGCAGAGGCGTTGGCAGGCAAGCGTAAGCAGCGTGACGGCAAGAAAGAAGCCGTTGCAAAGCAGAACGCATCCGTAAAGGCAAAGGAAATGCTTGACCGTCAGACTGACGATGTGGAAGACTTTGACGATATGGGCATTGATGCCCTTCTCGTTGATGAGGCTCACGAATACAAGCATCTTGGTTTCGCTACTGCCATGCAGCGAGGAGTGAAAGGTATCGACCCCTCGTTCTCAAAGAAGTCGCAAGGCGTGTATCTGAAGACCCAAGCCGTGTTAGAGAAGAACAATGGACGTAATGTTATCTTCGCTACTGGTACACCTATCAGTAACACAGCAGCCGAGATATGGACGTTCATGCGCTACTTGATGCCAGCCGACACAATGAAGGCATACGACATCTACTATTTCGACGATTTTGTGCGCAACTTTGGTAATCTGACACAGATGCTGGAGTTCAAAACCAATGCAAAGTTCCAAGAAGTAAACCGTTTTGCAGGTTATGTGAACCTTCCCGAGTTGGTTCGTATCTGGTCGAGCGTTGCTGATACCGTGCGCACTGATGAAGCGAAAGCAGTAAAGGACAATGTTCCCGACATTGAAGGTGGACAGGCGCAGGACATCTATCTTCCTCAGACTCGTGCTCTACGCAGCATCATGAAGTTTGTGAAAGAGCAACTCAACGAGTACGACAAGATGAGTGGCAAGGAGAAGAAGGAGAACAGCCATATTCCTTTAACCATGTACGGCATAGCCAAAGCAGCAGCCGTTGATGCTCGTCTTGTAATGGCAGATGCCGAGGATGATAAGAACAGCAAGACCAATGAAGCCGTGCGTCAGACCTTACGCTCTCTCAAAGAGACCGCCAAGTATAACGGCACCGTTGCTCTGTTTGCCGACAACTATCAGAACAAGCACAGTGGTTTCAACCTCTACGAGGACATCAGAAAGAAACTGATTGAGCAAGGTGTGCCAGCCGAGCAGGTGGTAATCATCCGTTCTGGTATGTCTATCAAGAAGAAGCAGGAAATCTTCGACAAGGTGAACCGTGGCGAAATCCGTGTGATTATGGGTAGTACCTTCACACTTGGTACAGGCGTGAATATTCAAGAGCGTTTGCACACCCTCATACACTTGGATGCACCAAACCGTCCAATGGACTACACTCAGCGCAATGGTCGAATTGCACGTCAAGGCAACCTGCATAAGGTAATGGGTATTCCAATCCGCATCTTGCGTTTCGGTGTGCAGGACTCACTCGACGTTACCGCATATCAGCGACTGAAGACTAAGGGAGCCATTGCCGACTCAATCATGAAGGGCAAGTCGATGTTGCAGAACAGCATGGAAGACCGTAGCATGGAAGAGGATGAAGACGTATTCGGTGACACCGTAGCACAGCTTTCGGGTAGCCAGTATGCCATGCTGAAGAACCAAGCCGAGCGTGAGGTTCGCAAGTATGAGAGCAAGAAGAAGCAATGGGAAGCCGACCAGACCTACGTCCACAATGCTATTCCTCGTATCAATCGAGAGATTGAACGTGCTGAAGAAAGAGCAGCCACCGCCCAACAGCAGTTGGATGCCATTGCAGCCGCCTTCGGTGAAAATGCGACACCTGCAATCAAGGTAGGCAAGAAGACCTATGCAGACATCAATGCAATGTCAGACCTTTTTGCTGACCTCAATAAAAAGGTAAACGAGACAGCCGAAGAAATGCGTAAGTCGAGTGGCGAAGATATGCGCACACGCAAGGTAGATGTTCAGATTGGCGATGTCACCTTCACTATAACCACCACCCAGAAGAAGGAGTTGGTGAACCATTATGGTGCAGTGGACACTAAGATTTCACGCAGCATCACCTATTCGTGCCCCGAACTTGGTTTGGAAAACGAGAAAGGCGGTGCTTGGTTCAAGAACGCCATCGAGGACATCTTCGAGAACGTTGTTAGTGGTGACAGCTTCCGAGAAGAGCTAACCCGAAACACCAACTTGGCTGAACGTATGAAAGGCGAGCTGGAGCAGGTGAAGAGTCGTGAAGGACAGCCTTTCCAGTATGACAAGGAACTATCCGAGGCATACGAGCATCTTGAAGAGTACACCGAGCTTATGAAGAAGGAACTTGAAGAGAAGGAGCAGAAGTATGCCGAAATGGATAGCGAGGTAGAAGCAGCTACTGGAGTGACAGAGGCAGACGAGGCAGACGAGGAAGATTCGGATATGTACCGTCTGGTTGACGAAGAGCTGGAAGATGTTAATGAAACATTTAATGAAGAGTTGCAGCAACAGATTGACGGCAAGCTGCCAAGTAACCATATCTATAGAATGGGTGAACCTGGAAGAATATTGCTGTCAACAGGAGTGCCAGACTTGCCTATACAGATGAATGCTTCAAGGCTTAAAGCAAAAGCTACATCCTATGGACATGACTTTGAACTGAGTGAAATAAAGGATTTGGTGAAGGCATTGCAGACACCATTGGCAGTATTCGCATACGGTGATAAGACTAAGGCTCAGAACATCATTGTTCCATTGCAGAAAGACGGAAAGAATTTCATAGTCGGTTTGTCACTCAACCCGATGGTTGGAGGGCGAAGTCTTGAAATCAACAGTATTAGGAATGTGTTTCCAAAGAACAATTCAGAATGGTTGAATTGGATAAGTCAAGGTAAGGCATTGTATTTGGACAAAGAAAAAGTTCAAACCCTCATAGACCAACAGCGAACGATTCTCGCTGACGTGGAATACTTAGATTTGAACTCTGTTGCAAAGATAGTGGAAAGCTTTGAGAATCCCAAATTTTCTGCCGAGAATATTTTGCGTGAAGGTATTGGCTCATATAGTGACGAGGAGTTATCATTTGAGAACGACCCTGTGAGCAAGTTGTTAGGCAAGAGCCGTTGGAACAAGAAACAGCAGCGTGAGTTTGCTTTAAGAGAGCGTGGGCGCATGGCGTCTCGTGTTGAAGAACTTGCAGGATTGTTGCATCTTAACAACGTAGATGTTGTAATGGATGGTTCTGTGCTTGATGGTGATCGTAAGCGTGCTAAGGGCTTCTACAACAAACGTACTGGTATGATAACCATTGTGGTATCTAATCATTCGTCAATGTCAGACATAGAGCAGACATTGTTGCATGAGGCAGTTGCTCATTACGGTTTGCGAGAATTGTTTGGTGAGCAGTTAGATACATTCCTTGATAATGTGTATCAACATGCAGAGCCAGAAATTCGTTCACGAATTACCGAGATGGCTCGTTTGCATGGTTGGGACTTCCGCAAGGCTACTGAGGAGTATCTTGCAGGTCTTGCAGAGACCACAGATTTTGAAGGTATGCTTAAAGGCAAAGGCTTCTACGGTTGGTGGTCGTTTGTAAAGCGTGCTTTCCTTGATATGTTGCACAAGATAGGGTTTGTCAATTATGATGGTCCCCAGTTGTCAGATAATGAGTTGCGTTATATTTTGTGGCGTAGTTATGAGAATTTGAAGGAACCAGGTAGGTATCGTAGTATTCTTGGCGAAGCAGAAGACATAAGCAAGCAAATGGACTTGAAGGTTGGAAACTTCGCAGAGACTGATAATTCCGCAGCTTCGGTAGCCGACGGTGACAGCTATATGTATCGTGACGGTGATGTAATGGACGAGCGAGATCGAGCCATTGTGCGAGACCGTTACGAGCGTACCATACAAAGCGGTATGTATCAGTTCCGTGAAGCCGTGCAGGACAGTATGTTGTCATTGCGCAGACTGATGGAGCACATTGCAGAAGCCACTGGCGAGAAGGTTAAGGATTTCGAGAACGCTTACATGGCAGAGAACGCCTTAAGTTCAAAGAACCATGCCGAGCAGGACATCTACGGCAAGTTGCTGTTTAACCCTATGCTTGACGAGATACACAACCTTGCAAAGGAGAACAGCAGCCGTGACGAGGTTACCCAGTACATGATGGCAAAGCACGGATTGGAACGTAACGAGGTCATGGCACGACGAGCCGCAGAGCAGACAGCAATGGACGAGTTAGGCAAGGACTTGCAAGCAGCCGAGCGAGCCGTACAGAACGACCCACTTGACCAAGACGCACTCGATGCCCTTGATGATGTGAAGCAGCGCATGCAAGATCGAGTAGACGAGCTGTATAATGAGAACCGTGAACGTGACTATGGCGGTATCACTGGACTCATGGGAGAAGACGACCTTGCAACAGCCGAGTCGTTAGCCAAGCAGTTTGTCCTCACCTTTGAAGGCGACCACGATGTAGACCAACTCTGGGGAAGAGTAAACGCTTGCACCAAAGCTACATTGGAGAAGACCTACAAGGCAGGCTTGCTAAGTAAGGCAGGCTTCGATGAAATCAACAGCATGTACGAATACTACATACCGTTGCGAGGCTTCGACGCTACCACCAGTGACGAGGTGTATAGCTATCTGACACATGAGAAGAGTGGTTTCAGCAGTCCATTGAAAAAGGCAGAAGGACGTAAGAGCATAGCTGACGACCCAATAGCGACCATTGCAAACATGGCAGATTGTGCCATTGTGCAGGGCAATCGCAATATGATGAAGCAGAAGTTCTTGAAGTTCGCCATGAACCATCCGAGCGATGCCGTCAGCGTAAACAAGATGTGGCTCCGCTACGATGATGTGCAAGACCAATGGGAAGCCGTAACCGCCAACATCGACGAGAACGATAGTGCAGACGATGTACTTGCAAAGACCGAAGCCTTCGAGGAGCAGATGCGCCAGCTTGCAGAGTCAGACCCCGACCATTACAAGCGAGGCAAGGATGCAGCCAACATACCTTACATTGCACTTGGCAAGAACCTCAACGAACACCAAGTTCATGTGAAAATGGGAGGAGAGGATTATATCTTAACCATCAATGGTAGTCCGAGAGTGGCGCAAGCCCTCAACGGACTTACCAATCCCGACAACGAGAACACAGGTGCCGTTGGCGCAATCTTGAAGATGGGCGAATATGTGAACCGTCAGATGTCAGCCTTCTATACGACTCGCAACCCCGAGTTCGTGTTGAGTAACTTCCTTCGTGATGCGATGTATGCCAACAGCACCATGTGGGTAAGAGAGACACCGAATTACGCCATCAAGTTCAACAAGAACTTCTTGAAATGCAATCCTGCTATGCTCTATAAGCTATTGCAGAAGCACAACAGCGGAACACTTGACATGAACAACGAAATGGAGCGAGCTTTCCACCAGTTCATGATGAATGGTGGTGAGACAGGCTACACCGTAGTTAAGGACATCGAGAAGCAGAAGAAGCTCATCAAGAAGTATGTGCGCATGAAGGATGCAAGCATCCCTGCCGAAGCAGCATGGAAATTTCTTGGTGACAAGCTGGACGACATCAACCGCAGCGTAGAGAACTGTGCTCGTTTTGCTGCCTATCTTACCAGTCGCCAAATGGGACGCAGTGTAGAGCGTAGCGTGTGGGATGCAAAAGAAGTGAGTGTGAACTTCAACAAGAAGGGCGCAGGCAGTACGTTCTTGGGCAAGACTGGTCAGACAAAGTTCGGTAATTTTGGAGCCTTCACAAGCGGAATAGGACGCAGCTTCTATGTATTCTGGAACGCAGCCGTACAGGGTACGACCAACTTTGCAAGTCTTCACAAGCACCATACCGCCAAAGCCCTTGCAATGGATGCAGGTTTGTTCCTTCTTGGTGCCATGCTTGCAGGCATTGGTGGTGGTGACGATGATGATTACTGGAACCTACCCTCGTATGTTCGTCGTAGCAACATCTGCTTCAAGATACCAGGCACAAAGAGCTTCTGCAGTATTCCTCTTGGTATCGAGCAACGAGCCATCTACGGACTTGGAGAGCTATTCAGCAGCTTAGCCAGTGGCAAGGAGCGTATGAGTGGCAAGGAGATAGCCAAAGAAATAGCAGGCTCAATGTCTTCAATGCTACCTCTCGACCTTATGGAGAGCGATGGTGATATGAGTTGGTCAACCGTTTCACCTTCATACGTCAAGCCATTTGTTGAAAACGCCAACAACAAAGACTGGAAGGGAATGCCAATCTACCGCAAGACTCCTTACAACGAGGATGATCCCGAATGGACAAAGGCAAGTAAGCGTACCAATCAGTTGGTAGTTGATTTTTCAAAGTGGTGCAACGAGGTTACTGGAGGCGACGATGTGAAGCGAGGTTGGGCTAACTGGAACCCTTCTAAGTTGGAACATTTATTTGAAGGAGTCTTCGGTGGAATATCCACCACCGCCAACAAGATGGTTAAGGCTGGTGAGATGGTTGCAGGAAAGCAAGATTTCGACTGGAGCAATATCCTCTTGGCAAGCCGTGTTATCAAGAGTGGCGACGAGAATGCCGCAGCCAAGCGATATAATGCCGAATACTGGAAGTATTGCGGAGAGTATCGTGAGACCAAGCGACTTGTAGACCACTACGAGAACCAAGACTCAGAAGGTATCATTGGTGCAGCCGAGAAACTTGACTTCATGTATAACTCACCCGAATACGGACGTTACGAGATTGTGGACGAGTATTACTACGATGTGAAGGAACTCAGCGACGAACTTAAAGAAACCACAGACGACCAAGAGCGTAAGGAACTCGAAGCGGAAATAAACATTCTGAAGCAAGAAATGGTAATGCGCATCCGAGCCTTTGACGATGCGAGAAAGAAGTAAGCGTAAATAAATAAAAAGCGTGTGTGACATTGGTGTTGTATATTTGCACACCAATGTTCACACACTCATAAAACAAATAGTTATGACGGAAAGACTTTTACCTATGAGCCGTATCCGAGCGCAAATCCCGACCCTTGATACGGTGGCATACTCAAAGGCTCACAATAGCGGTAGAGCATTTGAGATACTTGCGGAGGCGCAGATGTACTGGAATAACATGTACCTCTTCCGCAAGGACAGAGAGCGCAACAAGCGTTACTGTTATGGCGACCAATGGAAAGACCGCATCAAGGTTGACGGAGAATGGATGACCGAGGAGGAGTATATCAAGCAGCAAGGCAACGTTCCTTTGAAGAATAACCTCATCCGCAGACTTGTCAATACCGTGCTTGGTGTATATCGTCAGCAAGCAAAGGAGCCAATCTGTACAGCTCGTGACCGTGACGAGCAGAAACTTGGCGAGACAATGAGTACAATACTCCAGTGCAACATGCAGTTGAACCGCATGTCGGACGTGTATGCTCGTACAATGGAGGAGTATCTTATAAGCGGTCTTGCCGTTCATCGTAAATGGTTTGGTTGGCGTAATGACAAGTTGGACTGTTGGACAGACTATGTTCAGCCCAACAACTTCTTCATAGACTCAAACATGCGTGATTTCCGAGGTTGGGACTGCAACTTCATCGGTGAGGTGCATGATATGAGTTACGAGACGCTTCTACAGAAATATGCAGAAAGCCCAGCCGACGTTGAGCGACTTAAAAACATATACTCATGGTGCCATGACCGCCATTTGTTTCAGTCGTATATGCAGAACTTCGGTTACAGCTCAATAAAGAACCTCGACTTCTTTGTTTGCAGCGACAACACACGATGCCGTGTAATCGAGGTATGGCGTAAAGAGAGCAAGCCACGTTACAGTTGTCACGATCCAAACAATGGTGACGTATATAAGATTGACGTTGAGGACTATCACGATATGGTGGAAGTTGTCAATAACGACCGTATGAGACGTGGACTTGAGCAAGGCATGAACATTGACGACATTCCGCTTATCAAAGCCAAGTGGTTTATGGACGATTACTGGTACTACTACCACTTGACCCCGACAGGCGAGATACTTAGGGAAGGTGAAACTCCATACGAGCACAAGAGCCACCCTTACATCTTCAAGGCGTACCCATATATCGACGGAGAGATACACAGTTTTGTGAGCGATGTCATAGACCAACAGCGTTACACCAACCGCCTCATCACCCTATACGACTGGATTATGCGTGCGAGTGCTAAGGGCGTGTTGCTGTTCCCCGAAGAGTGTCTGCCTAAAGGCATGGACATCAACGACATTGCCGACGAGTGGAGCCGCTTCAATGGTGTTATTGCTATCAAGGCAAAGAACACGAAGGTGCTTCCGCAGCAGATTGCCAACAACTCAACGAATATCGGCATCACCGAATTGCTGAACTTGCAACTAAAGTTCTTCGAGGAGATAAGCGGAGTGAACGGAGCTTTGCAGGGCAAACCAGGCATGAGTGGCATGAGTGCTTCGCTGTACTCACAGCAGACACAGAACGCCACCACCTCGTTGCTTGACCTGTTAGAGTCGTTCAGCCAGTTCGTTATTGACGCAGCCTATAAGGATGTGAAGAACATACAGCAGTATTACGACTCGAAGCGTGTGTTCAATATATCTGGCAGAAGTGGCACACAGATAGAGTACGACCCGAAGAAGATTAGAGACATCGAGTTTGACTTGTCAATCGTGGAGAGCACCAGCACACCTGCCTACCGCATGATGGCAAACGACTTCCTTATGGAGATTTGGCGCAGCAACCAAATCAGCTTGCAGCAGTTGCTTGAACATGGCGACTTCCCATTTGCCGACGAGTTGTTGCAGAGCCTCAACAGTCAGCAGGAGCAGTTGGAGAATGGTCAGACCCCAGAGGCATTGTCACCAGAGATTATGAAACAAGCACAGCAGGGCGCAAACATGGATGCCGTAAACAAGGCATGGGGCATGTTGCGTCATGCTGCATAATAAATGAACTATCAATCTTCCATATCTATGATAGCAAAGGACACAAAGACAAGAGGAGAGGCTGCATCCGTTCGCAATGCAGCCGCCCTTGTCGTGTCTGAAAACGTAGCCAAGCTAATAGCGTTGAACCGTATGCGCAATGCCGAGATACGTTCCAAGTTCAACCCTATCACTGGTGAGGGCAGCATAGGCGAAAGGAAGAAAATAGAGATAGAAGATTTCCCCTTTCCTGTTCAGTACGTTCCTTTGTCGATGCTAAAGGTGCCACTTGTGCAGCAGCTCTTAGAGGCAGGAAGCATCCGTAAATTCTTGGAGGACTACATGAATGTGGAGTATTCCGAGGAAGACAAGGAAAAGGTAATAGAGCAATTTGTTCGGCTTCGAGCGAAGCACGACTTCGCATTTTGGGCTGCAATGTACGTTTTCATCAAACAAAAAGGAGGTGGTGAGGACGTACATTTTCGTTTGAACCGACCGCAGCGCAAGTTGATAATGCGCTTTGAGCGTCGCAGATTGCAGGGCAAACCAATCCGTCTAATCCTTCTGAAAGCACGTCAGTGGGGAGGCAGTACCGCCACTCAGATATACATGGCGTGGTTGCAGCTCGTACATAAGGTAGGCTTGAACAGCCTTATTGTCGGTCATGTTAAAGATGCCTCTACCGAGGTGAAGGACATGTTCGACAAGCTAATCAAGGAGTATCCTATAAGTATGCTCTATGAGATGGGCGAAGCCTACAACGAGACAGAACCAAAGATAGTAGGTGTAGGTCAGAGTGGCAACATACACCGTATTCCTCAAAGGAACTGCAAAATAAAGGTAGGCACAGCCGAGAAGCCGAACTCTGCCCGAGGTGGCGACTACAACCTTGTGCATTGTACCGAGGTTGGTCTATGGGTTACGACAGACGGTAAGACCCCCGAGCAGATTGTGCGTTCCGCTTGCTCTGGTATTTTGCTGAAGCCCTACACAATGATTGTGTACGAATCGACAGCAAACGGTACAGGCAACTTCTTCCAACGAGAGTATGATGCAGCCAAGAACAACAAATCACAGTTTGAGGCTCTGTTTATTTCCTGGTTTGAAATTGAGCAGTATTCGGCTCCCATTGACGACATCAATGCTTTTGCCACCAAGCTATGGGAGAACCGCAACAATGCCAACGCAGCCAGTGACCGTGAGGAAAGCGGCAAATATCTATGGTGGTTGTGGGAGCAGGGCGCAACCCTCGAAGCTATCAACTGGTACATATTGGAGCGTAGCAAGTACACTGATCATGGCGACATGGCGAGCGAGTACCCCAGTGATGATGTTGAAGCCTTTGTTCATAGTGGAGCAAGAGTGTTCGACAAATACAATGTTGAGAAGTTCAAGAAGTGCTGCAAGGCACCAAAGTATGTTGGCGACGTGTATGCCGATGGCGACGAAGGCGAGGACGCACTTAGCAACCTCCGCTTCAAAGAAGACAAGCAAGGCTTGTTGTGGGTATGGTCAAAGCCCGATGTTGATGATAAAGAAGAAGTCACCGACCGCTATCTTGTTGTTGTGGATATTGGCGGTAGAGGTAAGAAAGCCGACTGGAGTGTAATCGTAGTGTTTGACCGTCTTAACCAAATGGAAGGCGGCAAGCCAGTAGTAGTAGCACAATGGTACGGACACATAGACATGGATATGTTGGCGTGGAAGGCAGCACAGATAGCAGCCTTCTATGACAACGCCCTGCTTGTGATAGAAAGTAATACGCTCGAGACCCACGACAAGGAGCGACAGGTGGACGGTGATATGTCTGGCTATATCCTCAACCAAATAAAGGACGTATATAGTAACCTCTATGCCCGTAAGCAGAGCGACGAAGAGATACAAGAAGGCGAGCCAAAGAAATATGGCTTCCATACCAACGTTGCTACAAAGCCGAAAATCATCAGTACGCTTGTTAAGGTTATCCGTGAGCAGTTGTATGTGGAACGTGACTCACGCTGTCTTGACGAGTATCTATGCTACGAGAAGAAAAAGAACGGAGCCTTTGGTGCCATCACTGGCAAGCATGACGACCTGCTAATGACACGAGCCATTGGTTTGCATATCAGCTTCTACGAAATGGAGGTTCCGACCATTGTTCCAAGAGTGAAGCGAATGGCAGTGAAGCGCAAGCGAGCCATAAGTGCAGCAACAATATAAACGGCAGAAGTGGAAACACCTCCTGCCGTTTATATGCTGTTGAACATGTGTCTCAATCGTTTCTTGTTCTTCTCGTAGAATCGACGCTTAATCTTAGTGACAATAACCCGAGCCGAGTCTGGCGTAAGATAGAATTGTGGAGCAGGCTGACCAACCACTTGGAAGACTATTTCCGAAAGCGGTTTGTTAGGTTGCTCATTTTTTATGCTGCAAACCCTTCTGTAAATTTCAAGGTACATTTCCCTTGTTGTAGGTCTCATCTTATGCAACGAGTCGCCACGCATCATCTTTCCAATGACGATGCACGCCCTTTCCTCGCTAACCCAAAATCTTGATGCAGGCATGAGTACAACCTTAGTGAAAATTTCAGAAAGCGCGATAGTGTCGCATATCGCAATTTGTTCACGATATGCACGCATGAGGTCTTTATCACGTTCCTCTTCATACTCAAATTTGCTTCCTTTATGTTTCATTATTAAGTTTCCACCGATGCGGTAAAGTAAGTTGTTTCAGATTGTTATTGCAGCCACTTGACAGTTCAAGTGTATAGACAAAGTTAATGTTTTGTGCTGAAATAAATAAAAGTAATGAACGCCTAAACCATGTTATTTTTGCATCAATAATCATCGAAAAATCAAAGCAAATATGGAAAAGGTTGAAAATAGCCAAGTTAAAAGCAAGCGTGACCAATTCAAGGAGCGCATGAAAGGCAAGTACCCCGACCGTGACTTCGACGACGACGAAGTATTCTTCGGTCAAATCAACGATGATTACGATGATTACGACAAGCAGTTGTCGGGGTACAAGGAGCGTGAGGGCAAGTTCAGCGATATGTTAAGCAGCGACCCTCGTAGTGCTAAATTCCTCATGAACTGGAAGGACGGCAAAGACCCAGCCGTAGAACTCGTCCGCCAGTTTGGTACTGACATTGCCGATGCGATCAACGACCCCGACCGCCAAGAGGAGATTGCCGACGCCAACAAAGAGTTTGTTGAACGTGTCGCCAAAGAGAAGGAACTTGACGGCATCTACCTAAAGAACCTCGAAGAGAGCTTGAAGGTAATTTCCGACTATCAGCAGCAGAACGGACTCAGCGACGAGCAGGTAGACGGAGCAATGGAGTTCCTTATCGGCATTACTCGTGATGCCGTCATGGGCAAGTTCACAGCCGAGACCATTAGTATGGCAATGAAGGCACTGAACTACGACACGGCTGTTGAAGAGGCTAATCACGAAGGCGAAGTGAGAGGCAAGAACACCAAGATTGAGGAGAAGTTGCGCAAGCGACAAAAGGGCGACGGCATTCCTAACCTCAACAGCGGCAAGGGAAGTGGCGCAACTACCAAGCGTTCAAACCGTGGCATCTTCGGTCTTGCAGAGGAAGCCAAGTAGTAAAGCGAGTAAGTAATTATAATTCAAATCTATTAAAATTGTTAAAACTATGGCAGAAGAAGTAAGCGTAGCAACAGGCACCGTAGCCGTAGGTACTGGCACGGCAGGTTTGCAGACCCAGGCAGGTGGCGCACCTGCAACCGTATCGAGTGCAGCCGAAGCAACAGGCGGTATTGATGGCGGTAACTTTGTAGAGGTAGACATCGACGATGAACTTTTTAAGTTCAATTCGGACGACACCCCTCTTATGAACCTCATGCTCAAAGCAAAGAAAGTCAAGATTGACTCTCCCGAGGTAGACCACTTTATGATTGACGAGCCACGCAGCTCTGTAACCACAAGTGCAAAACTTGAAGCCACCACTGGCAACACTGGTATCCTTCAGCTCAGTGCAGAAGACCAGAACATTCCACGCCCATACGGCACCTTGCTTGTGGAAGGCGTAGACGGCTATGCAGAAGACGGTAAGACAAAGACCGTAGGCAAGCCTCTGCAGTTGTTCGTAGTTGGTCACGATCAAGCCAGCGGCAACCCCATTGTGCGTGCCGTGAACGGTACAAAGGCACAGCCCACTGACGAGTATTGTAAGATACCCGAAATCCCAGCAGGCACCGTATGTACCATCCTTTCTAACGCTCTCTATGAGACACAGAAAGAAGTAGACCCCGACCTCATTGTTCCTCAGCCCAGTCGAGTATATCTCCAGAAGCGAGGCATGAACCAGATTGTATCTGACTACTTCGACTCTCAGAAGAAGCGCATCCCATTCACTAAGGCATTGATTGCCGAGCAAGCTATTGCGAACTTCAAGGTTCGTGGTAACCGTACCCTTTGGGCAGGTCGCAAGGGCAAGTTCAAGGTGAACGTTCCGAAGTTGGGTATGCAGTATATCTACTTCACCGAGGGCGTGCGTTGGCAGTTCAAGCGTGAGTTGCAGCACAAGGGCAAGTGGACATACGAGAAGTTCATCGCTCTTGCCAAGATGTTCTTCACTGGCGAGGACGTTCCTAAGACCGCCCTTCTCCTTGCAGGCAAGAACCTGCTTGAGGAAATCCAGTGCATCGACTTCTCTAAGCATCCCGAGGTAAACATCACGGTAAAGACCAACAAGCTTGGTTGGGAGATTACCAATATCCACACCGTGTTTGGTGACATCGAGATTAAGCGTGAGCCGACCCTTGACCGTCTTGGCTGGAGTAACAGCGGTGCATTGATTGGCGAGGATCGTCTTGTACACTATCAGCGTACAACCGAGCACAGCTTCACCGACCGTGTAGACGGTGAGGAGGCAACACGTACTGGTGTACTCGTTTGGGATGCTCTTGCACTGAAGGGTAGCTGCCACATTTGGATTGACGGTGAAGGCGACGCAGCAACCGAGGGCGCAACAGCCTTCGTTATGTGGGATGCCGAGACCGCACCTGCCGAGGGCGACCTTGTTGCAGGCACCGTTTATTATCTGATTTGCGACTGCCCAGGCATCAACGCTAAGGCGCAGAACGGTCAAATGTGGAAGTATGACGGTACTGCATGGAGCGAGTTCCACGGAGAGGTTATGGCTACTGAAGAGTAGTCGAGCTTATTGCAGTGAAAAGTTAAACAACACTGGGACGGATGGGTCACACCGTCCGCCCCTTTTTTGTTGGTATCGCACATTCAAAAAAATAGAATAAAGTATGAACGCAAAAAGAAAAACGTATGGAGTTAGTGGCTACATGGAATGGGTTGCACTCATTGAATGCGGTAAGGCTACGGTGAAAGTACATTTCAGCGGAGGCAGTCTTACAGGCTATGGCGTGACACCTGCCGAGTTCACAACTCAAAACCCTATGACGCAGGCAATCATAGAGAACAGCAAGGAGTTCAAGAATGGCAAGATATTCCTCCTTCGAGAGATAGAGGGAACAGGCAAGTTCAAAGAGTTTGTCCGTGGTCAGCACGCCAATGAAGGAAACCATTTAGGTGGGCAGGCAGCAACAGCGAGTGCCATTGCAGGAACAGCTCTTGATGCTGACGGCACATCAAAGACACCAAAAGTAGAGCAAACCGATGCTAACGAGCCTATGGGTGACCCCATCAACGATGAAGAGACGGAGCCAGCCGACGATGAGGAGTCTACTGATGACACGGAAGCAGAAACAGTAGAAGACAGCGAGGCAACCGTAACAGCCGACGGCAAGGCAATCATTGACGTTACAGACCTTGACGATGCTCGTGACTATCTCTGTGAGAATTTTGGCATTGCCCGAAGCAGCCTTCGTAGTAATGTAAGTGTGCCTCGTGCCGCAGAAGAGCACAACATCGTGTTCCGTGGCATCGAGTAGTAGTTAATAGTAACGAGGGGCGGTGCTATTACTGTCAGCACGGCACATGAAACCTGCCGCATTGCAACAGTAGCCGTCCCTTTTTATTCATCCCTAAGAAAACGAACATGAGATACGAGGTTAGTGAGTTGAAGCGTGAAATCCGCATTGCGCTCGACCAGAACATGACCAGTAGCCAGTTGTTGGCAACTGGCGACATCGACACACTTTCTTTGGAGGAAATCATCGAGAGCAAGATAGTCGATGCAGCACGCATCGTAGAGAACCAAGCTCCTTCGTACCTATTGGACGGAGGCAAGGCGTTTGGTGAGAGTATCGGTTGGAAGAGCCGTGTGGGTTATGGCATGGGCTTCATAGCATTGCCCGACGACTTCATGCGCCTCATTACCTTTCAGATGAGCGACTGGAGCCGAGCCGTGACAGTAGCCATTAGTGAGGACGACCCCTTGTATGCGCAGCAGCAAAGCCGTTATCCAGGCATCCGTGGTTGTCCCCAGAAACCCATCGTCGCCATAACGACCCAACCAATAGGTCAAGTGTTGGAGTTCTATTCCTGCACTGGCGGTTCAAAAGTGTTTTTGAAACGTGCCCGATACATACCCCTTCCACGCATAGAGAAAGGCGGTATAGATTTGTGCGAGAAACTCCACCGAGCCATTGTGTATTACACGGCATACCTTGTTGCATTGAGCACAGGGCAAACCGATTTGGCAGCAAGCATGTCTAACATAGCAAATGAACTGATGAAATGAACGACATCAACAACTTAGGCTCATTCAGCTCCATTGACGCTGTGTGGGCGAAATATCCCGAAGGCGGTAAGGAAGGCGATTTCCTTACCATAGGCGGTGTTAAGCATCGCTGGAACAAGTACGACCAGATATGGGAGAACGCAAACACCGTTACCAGTTCTACGGCTCGCAAGCTGGAGACCGTTGAGGGCGACCTTTCCGTAAACAACGACTTGATAGTAGGCGGAGTGTTGCGTGCAAAAGCCGTCAAGCAACCCAACTGTGGTTTGTTTGAAAGTCTTTCAGCTCTTCAAGCTAAGTACCCCAATCCCGAAGTGGGCATGTGGGCAACCGTTGGCAACACCATCCCAGCGACCGTATATCTGTGTGCCGAAGAAGGCGTATGGAAAAACACTGGACAGACAGGCGGTATAGACAGCCTCGATTGGAGCAGGATCAGCACAATTGAGAACAATGTCTCGACCTTGCAGCAGGAGAATGTAAAAAGAAAGGACGAGACAGACACACTCAATCGAAGCGTGCAGAGCTTGGAGCAAGAGAACAAAGAGATATTCTCGCTTATCAAAAATCTGAATTCACTTGAAGAAACCGTTGGCAAAAAGTTAAAGTTTGCTCCATTTGCTGGTTTTGTTTCAAATGTAGAAATTATTAAAGCTGGAGTATCTCAATGGGATAATATCGTGTGGGACACTGTGCATAAGAAGTTTCTCGCTTCAAGTAGTAATGAGTTGCAGACCCCTCAATATTATGATAGTTGGGTTAATCAGGGAGACTACACGGATGATAATGTAACCCCAACCCAGTACAGCATCTTCCACAATACTCAGACAGGCGACATCTACCGATATGACGGTAGCGACCTTGTAAGTCTTGGCATCACAGCCGAACGCTTCAACGAGCTTTCAGAGGAGATAAAAGAGTTGCAGGCAAAAGACGTTGCGGTGATAGGCGTTGATGGTAAGTTGGACCCGATAATAATCCCCGATGCGTTTGACGAGATAATTCCAGTAAACTATTGGATGAACAACAAAACCGCCTCAACAGAAATCGGTCAGATTGTTGTAACTCCAGCTGCAATAGAAGGAGCTTATTGGTATGCACCGAACACAAAGGAACTCTTCAGAGGAGAAAGCTATGGAGTCGCAGGTCAGTATAAAGTATCTTGGATGAAAACCCAAGCAGACAGGAGCAAATTATACCTTGACCTTACAAACTGCCTTCCTTACATTTGGAAGGGTGGCAACATGGTAGCCATTGCCCCAAAGAACACTCCAGCAAGTATCTTTAACGCCACCACGGAGGTTCCCATCAGTGGCTACTATGTGCTATGTGACAGTGATAATGAAAGCATGAGTGCCATCCATGCAGCATGGAAAGACGAGAAAGCCGTTAGCGGTCTTATCGTTTCCTTCGAGTTGAGCGCAGGAATATGGAAGACCTACCAATATGTAGGCAAGACGGTAACTGAGAACAACTGGTTTAACACTGACAACTGGAAAGACTTCGGCTCACTTGCAGCAGGTAGCGAAACCCACCTTGTGATAGACGAGCTTTGCGGTACCCCTACTGGTGGAGCCTATACATTAGGTAGTGCCGTAGATGCCCTTATCGCCTATCAGCAGAAGACAGGCGTGAACTATGCCAAGCGAGGACTTGTGATAAGCTACAAGACTGGTGAGAACGAAATGGAGACCAAGCAGTTCCAGGGCGAGATAAGCGACTTCAAAGAAGTAGGTCTATGGAAAGACTTTGGCGGAGGCGGCAAGCTGACAGCCAAAGACACCTTAGAGAAAGGCGGTGAGGATGCCCTGTCCACTGGTGGCGGCTATAACCTCATCCCCACGAACTTGAAGGTAGACACAGAAACCGAAGGCGTTATAAAGGTCGCAATGGTGAACTCGGCAGGTGACACCATTGGCGACGAGCAGCAGTTTGCCGTAGGCACTGGAACTGGTGGCGGTAGTGGAACCATCATTGCCGTGCAGTGGAAAGAAAACCCATTGTACGAAAAGGCAGGCGGTACGTTCATAGCCGAAGCGTCCATTATGAGTGTGACTAAGGTGGGCAGCATGGAGAACTACAACAGCATCATGAAGGTTGCGTTCGTCAACCGTACCACCAAAAAGACCGTCGCCACCTTTGAACCCAAGAAGGCATCGAGCGCAAGCAACGAAGACTTCTCCTTCAGCTTCGACCTTAGCAGTCTTGGCACAAGTGCAGGCGAGATACCTTTGCAAGCCGTGATAACCGATGATAGCGGTAACACAGCCACAAAGAATTTGAGTTTGATAGCAGTCGATGTGACGTGCGTCAGCGTTCAGACCCTTAACTACACTAAGGACACCTCTCTTGAAGTGAACGGCAATGCCAAGAATATCCCTATGTTCAAGTTTCCGAACAACTCAAGCGACAAGGGTATTCTCACTAAAGTGGAGATGTATCGTGATGGTGAATGGAAGCTGCTGCAGAGTATCACCGTCAGCGACACCTATTCGCATGGTGTGCTTATAAACCCTGCTGGATTATCACACGGAGCCTATGCAATACGCATACAAGGCGAAGACGTGTCGAGTGGCGTAAAAGGCAACGTGCTTCACACCTCAGTAATGGTTATACAGCAAGACGACACGTTGAGCGACTACAACACCCCTATCGTGCTTGCACGCTGGAGTGACGGCAGCAACGGCAGGAAGAAACTTCTTGAAAGCATCGACATTGATGTTGCCTGCTATCAGCGCAACTTGTCAGTTCCGACGGTTGAGATAGAACTGGAGAACGCTACGCAGCACACTAAGGAGACCATTGGCTCCAAAGCCATGAACCGCAACCAGACATACACCATCAGCAAGCGACTGACGACCTACAATCAAGGCGACGAGCTGAAAGTGCGTGCCAAGTGTGGCAGTTCTGTTCAGCCAGAAGATTGCGTGAACACAGTAGAAGGAAGCCTCGTCGATATATCAGAGACGGCAGGTGCATTGTTCGGTATCGACATGACGAGCCGAAGCAATACCGACACCGACAAGCGTATTGTCGCCACCACGTCAGACGGCAAGGAGGTAGAAATCTTTGTCAAGGGCAGTAACTATTCGAGCAACGGCTTTGTGAAGGACAGCTACGGCACAAGCGACTATGGCACCGATGCAGACAAAGGACGCATGGCATTGCGTATTGCCGAGGACGTGACCGCAACAAGTAACATCAAGCCATACTCTAACAGCGCAATCGAGACCAACGGTAGTGCTCTGACCTTCACCACCCAAGTGAAGAACGTAGCCGACCGTAATACGGTGCTCATGAAATGTGCAGGCGAGAAGATGGGCTTTGTGCTAACTGGTGAGAAATTAGTGGTATATACCAATGGTGATACCACGGACGGTAAGACATCATGTACTGTACCATATTCTGTAAATGCCGTACACCGTTTCGACATCGTTGTGGAGCCGACCAGCATAGCCCCCTTCGGTGGTATCGGAATGATAAAGGTGTTCAAAGACGGAGACGAGGCAGGAGCCGTGCCTTACGTTGCAGGACAGTTTGCAGTATCGGAAGCAGCTCTTGAATGGGACGGCACGGATGCCGACATCTATCTGTACAGCTTGAAGATGTGGAACACCTACTATACGTTCAAGCAGGCGTTTGACAACTACCTCGTAGGCTTGACCGACACCGAGGCGATGATAAGCGAGTATGAGAAGAACGACGTACTTGTGAGTCAGAAAGCCGAAGGTGTGACAAAGGACATGCCGAGTATGCAGAAGTGCTTAGATGCAGGACTCTGTGTCGTAGTGCTCACTAAAAATGCCGACACAGCCGACGTTGCAGAGAACTACCCCGACCACTTGGAGAGTCTTGACGGAGACAAGAAGACCACGTTCCTTTTGGACTGGTACGTCTATTTCCCCGACCGACCATGGCAGAACGTGATTATCACAGCCGACCCGACCTCAAATCAAGGTACCACCTCTTCTTTTCGTTCTATCAAAAACAAGAAGGGAAAGCACAAGAAGAACAAGGGCGGTATGCGCATGATGTACACAAGAGAAGAGATAGCCGCAATGTTCCCTGGCAATGAAGAAGTACTTGCTAAGTATGACTTGGCAGCTTCGATGGCAAAGAAGAACAAGCTCCAAGTAAGAGAAGGCGGTCAGTACACCGACATCACCACTATCAAGGTGGACTATTCAGACTCCTGCGGTGCTCATAATGGAGCCATGATGGAGTTGATGAACGACACCCAGATAGCAATGGGCGAAAAGTACATGACCCCTGCACAGATATACTCTGAGGGCGATTTCAAGATAATGACGAGCATCGACAGTATTCCATGTGCTCTATTCCGTACCGACCACCAAATGAGCCATACCGACGCTTGCGACCCAGCCAAAGCATACTTCCATGCCAAAGGCAACTTCAATGCAGACAAGGGCGACGCAACCTTCTACGGTTTCCAAAAGGTGAAAGGTTACAATGCCTCCTGCCTAAACTATGGCGACTTCAAGGAGATTGTAACCACGAAAGAGCAGAGTCTTTCCGACTTGAAGCAGCAGGTATTGAGCGACACATCAAAGCTCGTTGCAGGCACAATCTATGTGCTTAGTGAATGGTGTGGAGAGAAATACCACGTCATTGAGAATGACGGCAGCGGCAGGATGGAAGAAGTGGGAGCCGTTGATAAGCCGACGGAGACCGTGCAGAGCAAAGACGAGCTGCTTGCAACCAACGTGTTGGAACTCGACTGGGGTACAGTCTATAAGACCAGTGACGGCTACTACATGCAGTATAAGGGTGGCAACTGGATAGAGACCACTGGCACCATGACCTTCAATAAGCAAACGAACAAGTGGAGTGTTACGGGTAGAGTGGTGAACCCAGTTGAGTGCTACGAGCTTCTGAAGTACGACTATCTGAACTGGATGCAGGGTGTGAACAGTGTAGAAGATATGATGCGTGTGGACGAGAGCAGCGGCAAACCAATATGGATGAGCTACTACGAGAGCCGTTATCCCGACGACGACGACTTGAACGAGAAGTACGAGGCAGGCAAAAAGGTGCCTTACCATCTGTATAAATGGTTGTCGTTCTGCCAGCAGTGTAACCACCATCTCACCGAGAGCGACGGAGACATCACCATCAACGGTGATACCGTTAGCGGCAGCACAGCAAACCGCCTTGCCAAGTGGGAGAAGGAACTGCATAAGGAAGCCAACGTACTCAGCGCACTATGCTACACCGTAGCCAGTGACTACAAAGCAGCCGTAGACCAACGAAGCAAGAACATGATGATAGCTTTCTACTTGGATACCGACGGACGAGTGAGAATGTATCTGAACCATTGGTATGACGGAGACTGCGTAGACGGTAGTGACAACGACTGCGGACTTACCATTCCCTGGGATATGGATGCACGCACAAGCCACCTCTATCAAGGCTGGGATAGTGTGTTGTTCCAACAGACCTACAAGGCAGGAGCCTTCTGGCTTGACGACGAAGGAAGCAGCACCGTTACACTAAGCCAAGTAGCAGGAGCCATGCGCTCTGTGACCTACAACAACATCAAGCCATTCAGCGCAAGCGGTTGCTACTACTACTGGGTAACAAAGCGACTGGAGAAGTGGGCAAAGGTTATCTCATCATTCGATGGTGAGCGTAAGTATGTTCAGAACTCCAAAGCATCCGACCAGTACTTCTACGCCCTGCATGGTCTTCGACTCGATGACCTCCCCGACTATCAGCGGAAGCGTTTCGAGTTCTGCGACGGTCAGTATCAAGTTGGCGACCTTTATACAAACCCATTCAAGGCTCGTATGATGGGCAAGATAGAGATAACCATCACGGCAGCGCAAGACGGCTTCTTCGGACTTGGTGAGGATAGAGCGGATATGTGTGCCGACTCGTGCCACCTGCTTGCAGGCGAGAGCTATACTATGCGTGTTAGCGATGCACAAGAAAGCGGTAAGATGATATACATCTTCGGAGCCAGCAAACTTGCAAAGCTTGACATTTCCAAGTGTACCCCGAAGTCGGACGGCTTCTCGCTGGAGTATTGCACTCTGCTTGAAGAGTTGATAGTAGGAGGCGAAGCATACAGCCCAGCCTACACCACTGGACTTCTGACAGGCTTGAACTTGCCAACGATGCCGTTCTTGAAACGTATCGACATACGAAACACGAAGATAGCCGTGTTGAGTGCAAAGAACTGCCCTCGTCTAAAGGAAGTGCTTGCCGAAGGCAGCAGCTTAAAGACCTTCACCCCTGCGGAGAGTGCTCCTATCAGCGTGCTTCACCTTCCTTCGACCATGACCTCATTGCAGTTTGTGAACCTACCGTTACTGACATATCCTAATGGCGGTCTGACGATAGGCGGCATGAGCGACGTGACAAGGTTTGAGATACGAGGTTGTGACAAAATCGACACCATGACTATGCTGAAAGATGCAATCAGTGGCGGTGCGAGGATAGCAGAGATTAGCTGCAAATTGGGCAATGTGCGTGGCGACACAACGCTACTGCAGTCGCTCATTGACTCTGGTGCAAGAGGCATAGGCAGCGAGTTGAAAGACAAGTGTGACGGACTGACTGGACGCTACATCTTGACACAGATGACAGAACAAAGTCTGTACAACACATACAAGAACTACTTCCCCGAGCTTGAACTTCACAATGCGCTCTACTCTCAGTATACAATGAGTGACCTCGAACCAGACCCTCAGAACATTACGAATGAGGACAACAAGACAGGCTACAAGTACAAGAACAAGTACGTCCCCAGTGGTTACATCAATATAATACGACGTTATTGTGTGCCAGTGCAGGCAGTAGCAAATAGTGACGGTAGTGCTGTGACGATGAAGCTCTTGAAAAAGAGTGATAACACAAAGTATCATGACGGTACGGACTATGACTATCTTGATAACTTAGGCGAAGGTTTCGACTCATTTGCAAGATTCTGTCACTTTTGGTACAAGGGTATTAATGACTTCAAAACGCAAGAAAAGCATATCCTGCTGAACTATGGAGCCGAAAAACCAATTGCATCATGGACGGAGAAGACCAGTGGCAGACTTGCAGGTCTCATTTTCAGAGTAGGCTTAGGTATATCCCTTGACTCTGTGACTGTAGGTAAAACCTTTACCGATGATATGATGTCTTCAGTGGCAAGTTGTTCGGTGTATCGTATTGAGGTACGAGGCATGAAGCAAGTGAGGTACTACGGCATGAACAATGCTAAGTATGGTGGTGTGTTCTTAGGCGATGATGATGTTGTTATAGAGAAAGCACAAGTTGCTGTTACTGGTACTGCTATGTCTCCACTTGACTTTGTTGATGGTGACTATCTTTATCGTGATGTTCCAAGTGGAGCCAAGTGGTTCTACTTCACATGTCTTACGAGTGTAGACCAAACCAAAGAGGTGTTTGCCGTAGACAGCGACGACATCGAGGCTATTGAACCAGAATGGGTGGAGCACAAAGCAGACTTGTTAGGCATTTACGGTATGAGTGTAGATGAGTTTGTGCGAGCACGCAGCATATCTGGCAAGAAAACACGATGTGGTAATGGAACCTCTACCACCAGTATAGAATGGAGCTACGACGATGAAGGCAACCCAACGTCAACCCCAGTAGGCGCAATGAACTACACCTACCAAGACATGTTGAACCTATGCCGTATGCGAGGCAAAGGCTATCACTCGATAAGCTACGAGCAGTCGAAGATACTTGCAATACTTTCGTTGTGTTGGTGTGGTAACCGTGACGACCAAAGCGTTTACGGATTCGGTTGTGGCTCACAATACACAACTGGAAGCAAAGACAAGATAGGTATGGACACTATAAACGGTGTACATAGCGGTGCAAACAAGGTGTGGAATGTGGAAGGTGCAGTTGCCTGCAACTATGAGGTAATGGATTTCTACGGTGTAAACATCAGCACATTCAAAGAGTGGAAGGCAAGTAAACGCTCACAAGTAGGAACCGTAGACGGCAACGCCCACATCTATGATCCACATACTGACACTGAACGAGTGGTGCCATATCCTACACAAAGTGGATATAACATTGCCCGAATAAAACTTGGTCGTTTCTGTGACATAATAGCAAGCTCAGTAAACAACGATACCAGTAAGTGGGTGACATGCTTCTGCGCTGTTACATACTACTCTGGCGCACCTGGTCGCTGTGTCGGTCGTGCGAGCAGCATGGCGTATGCGGATGGCGGTCTCGTCTACTCGAATGCGAATAACGCTTCGTCGCGTTCGAGTACGTTTTACGGTGTGCGTCTTGCCTTCTCTGGAATATTGAGCAACGATGCTGAGATTGACAAACTGATTGAAAATAACTTGGAAGAATATGATGATACGAAAAAGCAATAGAATGGAGAGGTCGGCTGTCAAGCCGACCCGACCACCATAACAGAAAAGCCGCCCATGTGCAGCATATAGTGAATATCAAATAATATAACAAACAATAAAAATAAATAACCCAATCGTCTGAATAAGCGGAAACGGAAGCGTCGAAACGTAGCCGTAGCCGTGGGAACAAAACAAAGGCGGAAGTCCTTGACGTCGCTGTGTCGGTCGTGCGAACAACAATGCGAATGCGAATGGCGGTCTCGTCTACTCGAATGCGAATAACGCTTCGTCGAATTCGAATACGAATAACGGTGTGCGTCTTGCCAACTATCCCTAACACTCCACACCTTCTGGAGTGAATAACATCGTCGCTCCAGCGTCGCCCATGTATGGGCATTGCTGCCGACGAAAGGACGGAGCCTCGGCAAAAGCTGTCTTTATGGACAGGAAAGCGGAAACATGACAAGGGTGCAGTCTATCATAGGAGAGTAGATGCAGCAATGCAGGTGAAAGCCTTAACGACTGCGGAACGAGAAGAAATCAATAAGCCAATGAAGAGATATGGCAACCTCATAAATGAAATCATCGACCGAAGTAATCTTGAAGCGTCGTTTGATGAAGTGACTTGTGACCTATCGAAATGGTCGAAGGAATACTACAGAAGCAAGAAAGAAGAGATAATCAACCGTCTTGCTACAACCATCGGAGACGGCAGCTTTAGGATTACTCGGTTTGAGGAGTTTGAGGTTAAGGATGGCAACAAGATTAGAAAGGTACAGTTGCCACCAGTGGAAGAGCGCATCGGCTGTAACGCTGTGATGCGAGTAGTAGAACGCTACGTCTATCCGACTGTTATCCCTACGAGTTGCGCCAGTATCAAAGGCAGAGGAATGCACAAGCTATTTAGGAAGATGCGTTCCGACATTCGTCACAACATGGAAGACTGTTGCTATTATTTCCAAAGCGACTTCCGTAAGTTCTACGAGAGCATCTGTCAGATACTGATGAAGCAGGTAATACGACGATACATCAAGGACAAAGTGTTGTTACCGATACTCGACAACTTTATAGAGCTAATGCCCAAAGGATTGTCAATCGGTCTTCGCTCGTCACAATGTTTCGGCAACCTGCTGCTAAGCGAACTCGACCACAGGATGAAAGAGAAGTACGGAGCAAGGTTTTACTACCGTTACTGCGACGACATTCTGATTTTAGCAAAGACAAAGAAACGTCTTTGGTGGCTACGAGAGAAACTACATGCCGAAGCAGAGGCATTAGGACTCGAGATAAAGCCCAGTGAAGCCATCCGTCCATTGAGTGAAGGCATTGACTTCCTCGGCTTTGTCTATGACGGAGACAAGGCGAGGATAAGGAAGCGCACCAAGCAACGCTTTGCACGCCACATGGCAAAGGTGAAGAGCAGGAGCAGAAGGCGCAAATTGATTGGTAGTTTCTACGGCATGGCAAAATGGGGAAATTGCCGCCACCTTATGCAGACAATCATCGACAAGAGAAAAGATATGGAAGAGTTTAAGAACCTCGGTTTAGTGTATCAACCCGAAGACGGCAAGAAGCAGTTTGTTGGCGAGCGAGTGAAACTTGGCACTCTGGTAAACCTTCACATCGTCATACTTGACTTTGAGGAAGATGTACCCACTGAGAACGGTAACCGCACACTGGTACAATTCCAGTTTGACAATGGCACGAAAGCCAAGTATTTCACTTCGGACAAACGTCAGTTGCAATTTCTTCGTGCAGCTAAAGAACGAAAGGTGTTGCCTTTTGGTACCACCATAGGCATGGAAAGCTTCGGCAAGGGCGTGCGCTATACCTTCAATTAGTAACCCATAAAAACGAAAGGCAATGGAAAAGATTTTTGGAGCGAAAGAACGGCAGGACGGAGTAGTACGGGTGTCGTCAAGAAGCTACATTCTCTTCTTCGGTTATGGAGAAGAGAACGGCAACGGCTACAACTACCGTGCGAGGTTTGACCACAAGCCCAGTGTCAGTGAGCTGCGTGAAATGATAGAAGCTCATGTGAACGGACTGACCGACGCAAAGATTGTCAGTGGCTACGAGTGGGCAGGTAAACAAGTGTGGCTTAGTGATGCCAATCAGCGTAACTATGCAAACGCTTATATCAGCAAGAACCTTCCAGTCAAGATACGAGTGTACGACAACATTGCTGATGGAGAGACCTCATCAACGGTGATCAGCTTGAACACCGAGGAAGAACTCGACGCATTCTATCAAGGCATGGTGTGCCACGTCAATGCGTGCTTAGAAGCAGGCTGGCAAGAGAAAGACAGCGTAGACTACGAGAAACTGTTAGAAGATTGTTAAACCCAAACCTATTATTTATGAAAAAGATTTTTGCATGGCTCAAACAGAGCAACCGCTTAAGACACCTTGCAGGCGGCTATGCTATCGGAGTGTGTTCGGACAGCGCATACTGCGGTATGTATGCAGGTGTTATTGCAGCCTCGTCGCTGGAGTTTAAGGACAAGATCTGGGGAGGAGAATGGGACTGGATAGACTGGGGACTTACCGTATTAGGTGCAGCCCTCGGTAGTGTTACAAAACTATTAATACGTTAAACCTATGAGCTACACAATTTCAGAACAGTTGATAGTGGTGATGTTCCTTATGGTGGGACTGCTTATCACACCACTCTTCTTTATCGCCCTTGACTTCTGGGCAGGTATCAGAAAGGCGCACACCCGAGGCGACCGCATACGGAGCGACAAGATGCAACGCACGATACAGAAATTATCGAGATACTACAACGCCATCCTTGCCATGATGGTACTGGATGCCGTTCAGATAGCAGGCTTCGTGTTCCTGCATATATTCAACTCCTGGACTCTGTACACGTTCCCCTTGTTCACGCTGATAGCCGTGCTCTTTGTTGCTACCATTGAGATAAAGAGCATCATGGAGCCAGCCGACGCAAAGGAGAGTAGGGAAATGAAGGAAGTAGGCGCACTTGCCAAAGCCATAGCAGCGCACCGAAGCGACCCGAAGGAGATAGCGGAAGCCATTGCCGAATACCTATCGAAGAAATAAATAAAAGTAAAGAGCGTGTGACAACCATTAAATTTGCATTATGAATACAATAGAACTGACAGTAAACAAAGCAAACGTGTATGACGAGGTGGCAAAGACCACCTCGTACACAGGTCAGAAGATGCAAGGCGACGCAACAGCCTACGACCGTATCTTCACTACTGACGACGACCGCATGATGCTTGAACGCTTTTGGGTTGAGGCTTGCAATGGAGCGACGGAGCAGTTCAAACCCTTCTTGGTGTCTGTAAGCGACCAGCCCGTGAGTCATGGTGTGGAACTTGACAAGAACTACGTTGTGAAGCTGGAGTTGAGCAACAGCTATGACCAGTCGCTGAACGGAAGCATCGGCACCTCCCTGTTCTCCTACTTCGTTGCAATGATAGTGTCGAAGTGGTACAAGTTCACGAACAAAGGTGAGAGCGAGAGCTACGGCACAGATGCTGTTGGAGCCATAGACGATGTTATGCGGAAGATATACTACCGCAAGAAGCCCACTCGTGTAGTGCCGACATAACCACACCCCTACTGCATAAAATTTTATTCAAACCATAAATTACAAAAATCATGAAAGTAGTAATCTTAGGAACAGCACACGGTAAGAATGTTGGTGGCAAACGTAGCCCCGACAATTCGCTGGAAGAATATCGTTACAGTCGAGAGATAGTAAACCGACTGCGAACCGCTTTGGAAGCCAGAGGTTGTGTAGTGTATGTAGACATGCCAGAGGACGTTGTGCCCCTTCCTCAATCGCAGGAGTTGCGTCTACGCTGCAACTTTGTGAACAAACTCTGCAAGAAGTATGGCAAAGACAAGTGTCTGTACGTTTCGATACACGTCAATGCAGCAGGCGGAGAAGGCAAGTGGATGCTTGCAGGCGGTTGGTGTGCCTACACCAGTAAGGGAACGACCGTTAGCGACACCCTTGCAGAACGTTTGTATGAAGCAGCCGAGAAACATCTGAGTGGTTATGCAGAAATCATGGAGGAAGGTAAGAAAGACGGCTTGTATAGCAGCAAGCAGACCCCTATCCGTACCGACATGAGCGATGGCGACAAGGACTTGGAAGCAGACTTCTTTGTGCTGAAGCATACAGCATGTGCAGCCGTTCTGACAGAAAACCTTTTCATGGACAACAAACGTGACGTGTCATTCCTCCTCAGTGAGAAAGGCAAGCAAAGTATTGTTGCCCTTCACCGAGACGGCATCTTAAACTTCATCGACCAATAAACACGAAGCATTATGGAAAAGAAAAAGTTAAACGACTTCTTTGTAATGTTGATAGTGGTGCTCTTCGGCTTTGTTTTAGGTTACGTTGTAGGAGCATTTGTCTTAGACCGTGCCGTAGGCAATGTGACGGAAAAGAAGCCGACCACCATCACCAAATGGGACACAGTGTATATTGCATCCCCAGTGGCGAATGACAGCGCAACAACGAATCACATTGTTCGTTGGTTGCCGACTGCAAAGGAGCAGCGAGAAGGCTGTGGTGAGCATCACCAGGAACTTGTTGTGAACGACACATCACCCGACAAAGTATTCCAGCCACCTAATGACAGCGCAGCAGTGATAATCCCAATAGTGCAGAAGAAGTATGAAGGTGACGAATACACAGCATGGGTAAGCGGTTATGAGCCACACCTTGACAGTATCAACATATTCAGACGCACCGACATCGTTACCAAGACTCTATACATAGAGAAGAAGCGACGACGATGGGGATGCGTAGTAGGTGTTGGAGCAGGCGTGAATGTGAAAGGCGAGGTACAGCCGACGTTGGGTGTAACCTTAGGCTACCGTCTGTTCTGAATGAGAGTATAACCAATAACACAATATAGAAATGGCAAAGAAAACTATTGCAATCACTCTGTATATGTCGGAGCTTATCTACGACGTGCAGAACAAGACCTATCTTACAGGCAGAAGTCGTACCAACGGCACGAACCATGAGGAGGTGGCAAACATGCAAGCCAATGATGACGACGAGAACGCAAACCAGATATTGCGCTCCATTGGCAATGCCTTCGCAAACTTGAAGACCAAGCTAAGCGAGTTCATCAACGAGACAGGCACCAGTGCCAACGACAAGCTGCTGAGTGCCACCAGCAACCTCACCATATCTCTGAACATGCCCCCGAACTACAACAGTGCAGGTAACGACACTATCAGCTCGGCATTGCATCAGTATCTTGTGAACAGTGCCATAGGCGACTGGTTCACCATTACCAACAAGAACGACGCAGGCGACTACATCACCCTTGCTGCCGCCAACCTTGAGCAGTTGCGTGAGGCAGCCAACAAGCGCAGCCGTCCGACACGCACAACTGTGGTGTAAGCATGGACGATAACCGTTATATCAGTACTGGACTGACGGCACGCACCAAGACCGTGAAGCTGCTCTTCAAACGTAGTGAGCTGCTGTATGACATCAAGAACTATGCCTACGTTGAGGGCGATGTTATGCAGGTGAACACGGAACACGACCGCCACCAAGTGCAGGACATTGGCGAGACAGGCAATATTGACAGGGTGACAAAAGTGCTTGACCTTGCCTATGCAGAGAGTGTAGAAGCTCTTTTCCCATACACAAAACAAGATGTGGAGCAAGTGACAGAAATGGACAACATGCCCACAATGGTCTACGACGAGGAGCCACCAGCCGACGAAGGAAGCGACGAGGTTTTTACCAACGAGAAGCCCGAGGAAACCAAGTCGCAGGACTACGAGATACAGTTGCTTGTACCCGACGCTTACAGCAAGACCACCGTGACCTTGCTTGTGAGATACATACATGAGTACATGGTGTGTCGTGTATTGGCAGACTGGATGAGCATAACCAATCCCACATCGGCACCGAAGTGGAAAGAGAAAGAGCAAGAAATGCTTGAAGCGATGAAGGAAGCCGTGAACTTCAGAACCAAGAGAGTAAGAAGGACACAGACCCCATTCTAACGAATACAAAAAGAGAGCAGCCATTACGGTGAGAGCACTGAAAAAGTAAAATCCACTTTCAGATTGAAAGTTAATGACGGATAAATCGTAACTTTATCCTTCTTTTTCTGTCAAATACAGCCTTATTAAGGCGATTTATAGAAAGAGAAGTTATAAATCGTAACATTTTTCCGTTTTAGTCCTTAAAAATGGGAACTTTTTCAGTGCCCTCCATTACGGTTGCTCTCTTTTGTTGTACGCTCGGCATGAGCGTTATCTAACGGGTGCAAGTCCCTAGTAAGCCCTAATAGCGGGAATTACATAGCCAAGAGCAAGGGTGTTCATCGTGAGGTGAAATCTGAAGGAAGCTGGCGGCAA